CTCACTTCATACGTCCTATATAAACATTCTAGAAGTGAATGGCTTGGGTAAGAGAACCCTGTAAGTAGTTGATAGTGGAACAATAACCATTATGGCATCGTAGCCCAACTGGCAGGAGGCAAATCACTCAAAATGATTTCAGTATGGGTTCGAGTCCCATCGATGCTACCAAATATTTTGGCAGACCGAAAGAAAATATAATCTTTCGTCTGCCGAAACCGCACCTATTTAATAGAAGGAGGCGGTAAATATGAAAAAGTGGGAAAAATTTACTGATGAACAATTAGAACAATTAGTTAAAGAAAGTAAAAGTATTCGCGAATTAACTGAAAAAATTGGTTATAATCCAGATGGAGGAAGCGGCCCAAAAAGTGTAAAAGAGATGTTAGAACTAAAAAATTTTAACACTTCTCATTTTTTAGGCCAAGGATGGAATAAGAATAATTTTGATTATTCTCGTTTTCAATATGGAAAAAATATTAAACCAGCAAATGCGATTGATGCTTTAATTAATCTAAGAGGAAGAAAATGTGAAGAATGCGGTTTGGAAAAATGGAATAATCAACCAATTCCATTAGAAATTCACCATCTTGATGGAGACCATTTAAATAATACATTAGATAATTTACAAATATTATGTTGTAATTGCCACGCACTTACAAATAATTTTAGAGGTAAAAATATGTCTGCTTCTCATAAACGAACAGAAATAATTTCTGACGAAGAAATGATAAAAGCATTAAAATCTACTCCAAATGTGCGGCAGGCTTTATTAAAACTTGGACTAACTGCACGTGGAGCAAATTATGAACGAGCTTATAATTTGATTAATAAATATCAGATTCAACAAATTACCATTTGACTTTCTTCTAAAATTATAGTATAATAATTACAGTAAAGAGAAAGGGGAAATAAAATAAATGTTGCGAGATAAGAATAAGCCTATTGAGCCGGATGTTCCTCCTGTAATATATGAATATACTTGTGATAAATGCGGATGTGAAATAGAGTTTACAGTTGATGAATTAGAAGAAGATAATACTTATCATTCTTATTTACCTTATTGTCCAAAATGCAAAGCAAGAGTTAAGATATGGAAGAAATTTCCTAAGCTTCATAATCCTAATTTATTTATTCGTTAAAAATTGACTTTCTTTTAAAATTATAATATAATAATTATAGTAAAAGGAAAGGAACTAATTAAAATGAGTGAATTTTGTAAAGATTGCTTTTTAAAATTATTTGGCCCAATAGAAAATGATGAAGTAATTATTGAGTCTAAGGAACCTTGGTTATGTGAAGGTTGTGGACAATGGATTCCAGTTGTTGATAAAATAGAAAAGAAAAATACTTGACTTTTAGCAGAAAATCTGCTATAATAAATATGTAAGAACGACGATTACAGCAATTAACAAGTAAACATAGCTATTGGAGTTATTTCTACTGTTCGTCGTGCTGATTGAAATTAAAGGCGGATACAGCAAATAACATTATTCAAGCAGTATTCTTTTAAAATATGTAGCTAAAATAAGCCGCCTAGAATTTGGGCTTGTGACGTAACTTGGCAAACGTACGGCGTTTAGACCGCCGGTTCTGAAGGTTCAACTCCTTTCAAGCCCACCAGTCACTCCCCGCCAATGTGACAACCGTTAACATTTGTTTGATAGTTTCTGTTGGAAAACGGTATATAAAGAAGCAACAGTACATATCAATCGGACGAGTTGCTACGCCGGTATGATTGAAACTATCATGGCATCATTGAAGAGCCTTCACGTGGCGATGCTGTTTAAACTAATCTTCACAAATATTAAAGAGCGCCTAACCGCCTTGCAAACCGAGTTAGGCCATGAACCCCAATGCGAATTGGCAGGCGATACCTGTATAGTCAAACCCGGGGTGCGCAAGAAAGCACGAATAAGAGTAGGCCGGTCGTGCGGAAAACAGTTCACTTTAATATTTGACTTTTTCTAAAAATTCTGATATAATAATTACAGAAACAAGGAAAGGAAGTAGATACTCCATTTAATAAAATAGTTGAACCAAGTGAAGAAGAGTTAACCACTCTGCTTGGGCTATCTGAATAACAGCCATACGGTTTAATGGGATACTGTTAAATCGCGGCCGCGAAATCAGTGATGATTAGTGATAAGGAGAAACTCCTAATGTTAAGGGTAGGCGCTTGGTTATTCGCTAGTAAAAGCACGATTCCTCACGGCATCATAATAGAAGTCAGGCGTTAAAAGCGTAGACTGAATCCTAGTTAGGATTTAGCTGGTGACTGTATCAAACCTAGGAAATACCAACAAGATGCTATTGTCGTTGAAACCTAGAAATAGGCTATAAGTGAGGTTTACGGTGAAAGTAGCCTAAAATGACAACAAGTTCTTGGTATTAGAACAAATAACAATAAGTATTTGAATTTTAATGAAGAATTTGCTGAATGGTTTGGGTGAAATTTGGGAGTAATCAATCTCCCCGTTGCTCGCCGAAAGGCAGGGTGAAGAAGTTAAAAGGTCGCTACTTTTAGCTCAGCCTTCATCTTCAACGTGGCTGAATATACTAGAAGGATAATACAAGTACGGCGAAGGTCGCAACGGTTTTATTAAATGGGGTATTTGCCCTATATGGTCCTCTAGCTCAATTGGTTGGTAGCGTCGGTCTGTTAAACCGAAGGTTCTGGGTTCAAGTCCCAGGGGGACCGCTTCACGATAGCAAATAAGTGAATAAACGGATGCGCGGTTAGCTGACCTTAAAGCTATTTTAGGGAAACGGAAGGCTAGCTACCTATACGGGATTTAAGGATGCCCCAACATCCAGCCATTAATTTTCATTTGGGGATGATAATTATGATTGGTATTTATAAAATTACAAATAAAATAACTGGAAAAAGTTATATTGGTCAGAGTGTAAATATTGCTACTAGATGGTCGGCACATAAATCTACAAGTCGTTCTGAAGAAACTTTAGATGGGAATGAATTACATAAAGATATATTAACTTTAGGAATAGATAATTTTTCATTTGAAGTTATAGAAGAAACAACTATAGATAAATTAGATGAACGAGAAATCTATTGGATTCAATATTATAATACTTATTATAATGGTTATAATCGTACATTAGGTGGCAATGGCAATGTAAGATTAGATTATGATAAAATAAAAGAATTATGGGAACAAGGGCTAACTTCTAAAGAAATTGCTAATATACTTAATACTTCTAGTTGTTCTATTAATATAGCATTAACAAATTTAAATATTACGACCGTTGAAAAACGAGAACGAAGTAAAAAGTTAATAGAAAAAGCTTATACTTCATATAAAAGACCGGTATTAAAAATAGATATTAATACTAATAAAATAATTGAAACTTTTGATTCTGTTTCTGCTGCGGCAAAAGCTATTGGCGTAAATAGAGCAACTTTTCGAGAAGGTTTACAAAAACATAATAATATATATAAGGGATATAAATGGTTTATTAACACTATAACAGAAACAACTCGTAATTTTTCATCAAAATCAGTTATTAAATTAGACCCAGACACAAAAGAACCTTTAGAATATTTTGAATCAGCGAGTGCTGCTGCTCGTGCAGTAAATCTTGCTGGAGCGACATTAATATGCCGTGCTTGTAAAAATGGTACAAAATCTAGAGGTTTTTATTGGAAATATGTGTCAAAAGGAGAAAATAATTATGAATGAACCTAGACTAAAAATTTTACCCCCATGGGTTGTTGTAATTCGTAAGTTTGAGGCACTATTTGATGGCGATCCACAGATTGCTTGTAATTGTAATTTTGAAGGCTCTCATCCTTCTATTGTGCTAGCTTGTAATAATGGTGATAAGGTTGCTGCACTACAGCAGATTCTTCCTTCCGAAATCAGTTTCGGTAATGTTAAGCTAAAGGTTGCGGTTGATGGCGTTCCTTCTAATCATGCTTTTATTAGTAAGGTTGAGCTATTTGATACAGCCTTTAAGGGAAATCCAGCATACGCTTATTCTGTATGTCCTGCTGAAGAAGGTTATCAGTGGATTGGAACTACCTATGTTGTATTCAATAACTGTGTAGTACAGTTTGCTGCAGACAATCTAAACGATTGCCACGGTATCATTAGCACCCTATATGAAACTATCGCAGACGAACTTCTAACTGGTCCAGCCACTGACGGTGTATTCTATAATACAAATGTAGAGCGTGCAGGACTTGGCCTACCACTTGGAGAATGGCCATAAAAAGATAAGTTCACTGGGCTCTTTCAAAGTCCAGTATTATGACCCTATAGTGTAGTTGGTCTAACATATTAGCCTGTCACGCTAAAGATCACGGGTTCAAATCCCGTTAGGGTCGCTTTAGACTCGTACAGCGATATTTTGCTTGCATACATGGGGCCGGTAGTATTGGTTTGAATCCAGTTCTTCCCACCATATGGGAAGATAGTGTAATGATAGCACGCCGTATAGCATTGAGTCTAGTTTTATCGGGGTGTAGCTCAGTTTGGTAGAGCGGGTGATTTGGGAAAAGCGATTTGTGCTTAATTAATTATGTTAGATAATACTCAACAAAAAGGAACTATTACTGAATTACAATGTATTTTAGATTTAACAAAATTAGGAATACGTTGTTTAAAACCGGTAGATGAAAGTTCTAAATATGATGTAGTAGCTGATTTAAATGGTAAATTTATTCGAATTCAATGCAAAACTGCTTCATGGGCTAAAAATACAGCTCAAGAAAAAGCAGCTTTTACGATAGATACTTGTTGCAGTACTACTAATACAAAAACTACTACACGTCATAAATATTCTGCAAATGAAATTGATTATTTTTATACTTGGTTTGAAGGTCAAGGTTATTTAGTCTCTATTCAAGAAGCAACTGGGGTTACTTTTAGATGGCGATATGAATATCCTTCTACCGGACAAAAACAGGGTATTCATATCGCAGAAAATTATAAGATTGAGGAGGTTCTAAAAGCACTCTAAAATTTTCCTGGATCATCAGGTCGCACGTTCGAATCGTGTCGCCCCGACCATTTGACATCTTTTCAAAATTCTGTTATAATATATACAGAAAGAATGAAAGGAACATAATTATGAAAGAAGTATTAAACGCAAACAAAACCAAAGCAGAATTTGTAAAATCAATTCATAATTGGTTAATGCGTACTCTTGAACAAAATAATAAAGCAGAATATAAAAATTGTTTTACTATTGAAGGTTCAAGTATTATGTGTGAGCTTCCTACTGATTATTTCAATTTGTTTGATATTCCCGCGGGAACAAAAATTGAAATGAAATTTATTTCTAAAAAATCTTAATAATAAGCCTTTACTGCAATTTTCAAAATGGTTAAATTATTTTGT